TTTTTGACAAAAAAGGCTTTCACCAGATAGGCGGTATGTATTATAGGAAATAAATAAAAGATGTGTCTAAGTAGTAAAACAAAAATGGGTCCAGAAGCACAGGTTATCACTGCGCCTCAGACCGGTTATTCTTTTGTTCAACCATATGCAGAAGATTACTCTCGTAGATTATTATCATCTTACTTTGGCGCACCTGGTGAATACGAAGGTCTTATATCTAGACCCAGAGATATTCCCATCGAGCAAACTGCTGGGCTTACTCCTTTACAAATTCAAGCTCGACAACAAGCAGGTCGAATGGGTGAATACCAACCCTATCTTACAGAAGCTGGTCGACTTTTTGGCAGACAAGAAAGAGGTTTAGACGAAGCTTTTGGATATTTGCCGGGTGCCCGTGAAGCAGTTACTGGCGGTCTAGGCGCATTACAAAGAGCTGAAGAAACAGCAAAAGGAACAACAGGAATCTATGATCCATCTATGGCTCAAAGATTTTTTAATCCTTATGAAGATCAAGTTGTTCAACAAACATTAGAGGATATAGGCAGGCAGTCAGCACAAGCTGACATAGGTCTTAGGGATCAGGCTGTATCAGCCGGCGCATTTGGTGGGTCTAGAGGAAGAATTACTCAAGAAGAATTAGCACGTCAAACAGGACGTGGAGCAGCTGAGGCTGTTTCTGGCATTAGAAGCGCTGGATTTGGTCAAGCTCAAAATCAAGCGCAACAAGCGTTTGAAGCTCAACGTGGCGCTCAACAAGGACTTGCATCTATGCAGGCAGGATTGGGTGGACAGCAAGCACAAATAGGCCAGGCTCTTGGTGGGCTTGGGCAATTAAGCGCAGGACTAAGTGGTCAGTTTGGATCTATTGGCGGTGGGCTTGCAGGGCTAGGTCAACAAGCTCAAAGTCAACTAGGAAGTCAAATTAATACACTCAACCAACTCGGTCAGCAAGGCCAGGCTACTCAGCAAGCAGCTCTATCAAGACAGTTTGCTGGAGCACAACAACTTGCAGGCGAACCGATGCAAAGATTACTACAAGGCCAACAATTACTTGCTGGTATGCCAACAGGCCAAATCAGCGGCGGCACACAGGGAAGCCCCTATCAGCCACAAAGTTATCAGAAGCCCAGTGGATTCTCTCAAGCGCTTGGAGCGCTTGGATCAGCTGCTAGTATTTATGCGGCTTCAGATGTAGAACTAAAAGAAAACATTAAAAAAGTTGGCGAGCTAGAACCAGGCGTTGGTTGGTACACATGGGACTGGAATGAAACAGGTAAGTCTATTGGCGCTGAATCTGAACCAACAGAAGGTGTATTAGCGCAAGAAGTTCTAGAAGTTAAACCTGATGCGGTTATGGTCAAAGATGGCTACTACGCTGTAGATTACGGGAAGATATTATAATGTACGGAATCATGTCAGGACTAGAGCCAAGAGGATATGCTGATGGCGATCTAGTACAAAAAGCTTTACAGTTAGGCGTTCAACCTTTTGGCATGAGCGATGAAGAAATCATGCAGGCTATCATGCAAAAACAACAAGTTGATGATATGTCTGGTGCTTCTGCTGATTTTGGAAAAGCAGCCGAAGGTTTTAAAGAACAATTTAAAGATTATGTTTTTGATTATACTGACCCAGTAGACTATGCAACAGCACCTTTATATTTTGCAGGCCCGATAGGAGCAGGAGCAGCTCGATCAATTAAAGGCGCAAGAATTGCAAACAAAGCATCAAAGGCTGGAAAAAATTATAAACCTGGTGGAGTAGAAAATATTTTAAAAAGTAAAAAAGTTTCTATGGGAATACCAGCATTAACTCTTACTGGTGAAGTTGGATACGAACTAGCCAATGAAGCTTTAGATGATGCAGCAGAAGATCTTAAAATGGCTAACGCAAGTGAAACTGAAAAACCAGATGCAATGAAAGGAATAAAAGCCTTTGCAGAATTTGCTAGTCAACTAGGAGCTACTCCTGGAGAGACTGAAGAAATGACAGGCGGACAGTTTATTGCAATGAGACCCTTTGAAGCTCCGGGCGTAATGAGAATGGCCGATGGTGGTATAGCTCAACTTGCAAAAGGCGGCAGAGTAGGTGCTTTAATATCTGGTATAAAAGCATTAGCAAAAAAAGTAACACCAAAAAAGAAAACAAAAACTAAAAAAGAAACAGATCCAGAAAAAGAAACAGCTATATCTAAAGACGCTCCTGAAGGACCAGGTGCTCTTGATTTTGTAGACCCTTACACAGCATCAGCTATTAGAACTGCTGCTACAAAAGCATCAGATCTTTCTTCAGCTGCTAGAAGAAATTTTAAACCCATTGCAGGTGCAGCAGCTGTTTATGGCCCTGCTGTAGGCGGTGCAGCATATGGTCTTAATGCTTTACTTGGTGGTGACGAAGAAACCACAGAAACAGATTTAGGACCAATAGCTACTGGCGGTGGAGACAAAGATGTTCTAGATGCAGACTCATCACTCAGAGACTTTAACTATGCTAAAGCATTAGAAAGAGCTCAGGCAGCTGGAAGAACTGAACCTACTTTTGTAGACTACGTTGCATCTTTTCCAGCAAGTTACACTGACAAGCTTGGTAAAGATCCAGAGTTTGCAAAACAAATGATGGCTGGCTTCGTAGCTATGATGACACCATCAGAGGGTATTGTTGAAAGAAGCGGTCTTGCTGATTTCGCTGGTGGCGTTATGGCAGAACAAGCAAGACAAGAAGGAGAAGTTCCTGATCAGATTAAGTTACTTGAAGCGATACAAAAAAATCCAGAAATTTTAAAAGCTATGAGACAGCTTAATGCAGAAACTTCTGATCCAAGCGCTGATGCAAAAAATGCAGTTATTTTAAAACAACAAATTTTAAAACAACTTTATGGAGAAGATTATGATGATGATGATGTTGTTTTAGACTCATCAACTGGTCAAGAATTATCTGATCTTCAATTACTGCAAATGTATAAAGACTCAGGTGGTAATTACGATGTCCTTAGAGCAAACATAATGGCGAAAGTAAAGGTGTAAACTAATGCCTATTATTACACTGGCTAATGGGCAAACAGTTTTTATTGAAAGCAATGATCCAGAAGAGATAAAAAAAGCCTCTCAAAAATTCATAAAAAGAAAATCTAAAAAGTCTGACTCTGTTGTTGGAGATATAGGTCGAGGCATAGCTGCGGGTGTTGTTTCTATACCTCAAGGTATTGCGACCATACCCACAACCGGGCTAGATCTTTTATTTAACACAGATGTGACTGATGATGTAAACGAATTTTTTGAAGGAATTAAACCAGACGTAAGTGGTACAGCCGGAAAGACCGCACAAATGGTTGCTCAGTTTGGAATACCAGGTCTTGGTGTTGCAAGAGGATTATCACAATTAACTAAACTTCAGCAATTAGGAACTATGGCTGCGGTAGATGCAGCTGTAGCAACCGATGATGTTGATACGTTTGCTGACATGTTGTTTGATAAAGAAAGCGATGAAGAAAGATTAAGAAATTTACAAGGCAGAGATGCTGCTTTGGCAAGACTTACAGAAAGATTACAAGTTCTAGGTGAAACTGCTGCTGTTATGTATGCAGCGCCTGTTGCTGTATCCGGGGCTGTAAAAGGTGTGGGTGCTGGACTTGACTTGGCTGCTCCATACATGAATGCAATAGCTAAAGCCACGCCTAAGTTTGGCAATCAAGCTGTTGCTTCTGCTAATAAAGCAGACAAAGGAGTCAGAGACTACTTAAGAAAGTATTTTTCATATGGTGGTAAGTACGAACAAACAGCAGCAAACAACAAATATATTATGGATGCCATGCAGGCAAAAACATTTTATTTAACTTCTTTGATTAATCCAATTAATGATTCAATGAATGTTGTTAGAAAAACTCTTGAAGATGCAGTTTCAGTAGGTGGCAAAATGAATTCTCAAGATGCTCTTGAAATAACAAAAGCTATGTCTACTTATAGAGCCCCATTGTTAACAGTTGAGAAAGAGTTTCCAGCTCTTGCAGGTGATGCAAAAAAAGCTAAGATGGCTGAGTATCAAAAAGAAGCAATGAAAAAGATTAAAAGCTTTGAAGGCCCTGGAAACAAAATTGATTATGATGCGCTTGGTATAAATAAACAAAATCAAATATCTGAAATTATGGCTAACAATCAAAAGATGTTTGATTTAGAGCAAGCAGAAATTATTAAATTTACTGCTGGTGAACCTGATGTTGCAAAACTTTTAATACCACAAGAGTTAAGACAAGCTATCATAGATAATCAAGGCAAGTATGGAACAACAATATATAGATCTATCATAGATCAAAACTATAGAATCGATCCAAAGCTAAAAGATAATGCGATTAAAGAAATTAGAGCAAAAGTAGATGGAATCAGAAGTGAGCAACAGGCAATAGATGCTTTTGAATTGTTAACAAATCCAGCTGCGGCAGACACTCCATATCAAACACCTGAGCTTTTCGTAGAAGGAATTAAGTTTGGACAACTTCAAGGTAAAGATTTAAAAAACCTACCCGCGGTAAGAAAAGCTATGGGCGAAGTTACATCCCTTGATTACAACAAGGCTGGTGATTGGAAACTAGCACTGCAAGACGAAGCGGTTGCTGCATCATCTACCATGGCCAAGCTTGGGGGCTTATCAGGAAGAGCAAAAACTTTTGACGATATAGCAAACTTAAACCAACTTAACATTCAACAAACAGGAAAGGGTTTTTTAAAAACTCCTGAAGAAATATATATTGGATCAACTGGAAAATACTCTCCTCCACTTGATGGTAGGGGAAATGTAAAACTACTAGACGAAACCACGATTGATGGAGTCTTATACAAAAGATTTAAAAGAGAGGCTGGTGCTTTAAGAAATACTTATGCTCCAGCAGTTTTTCATGATTCGTTATTAGACGTATCAACAGAGTGGTTAAAAAATAGTCCAACTCCTTTAAAAAAAATATATCAAGGGTTGCTTGGCCTAAAAGCTTTGTCCCAGTATGGTAAAACTATTCTTGGTCCTACAGCTCAAATAAGAAACAACACCAGTGTCCCGTTTATGGCTTTAATGAATGGTAATCTTGGACCAAGCGGAAAGTTTACTGATAACTTTAAAATGGCTTTTGCTGGAATATTTGACCCAAAAAAGAAAGCACAATATGCAAAAGAAATAGCAGAAGCCAGAGAGTATGGAGTTATGGTTGGCAAAGGAACACAGCTTCAAGAACTTTCTGATATTGCGACTTTTGCTACAGATGATGTGGCAGTTTTAGCTAAAGCAAAATCAAAAGCTGTTTTTGATGTTATGAGAAAACCTTTGTCAAAAGCAGAGGGAGTTTACACAGGATCTGATAACGCAGCCAGGATGATTAACTTTAGTGGAGAGAAATCTAAGTTTGGTAAAGTTATAGCAAAGTCTTCAGATGCAGATTTTGTTCCTGTTAGCTCTGGAAAAAACATGGCTGATCCAGATATACAAAAGCTTATAAAAGCAGATGGTACTGTTAATGTTGGAGAACTAAGAAGAGCAGTTCCAATAAAAAAGGGAGATAATATTTTAGATAAATTTATTAAAGGAGAGTCTGCTGACATAGCTTTAAATGTAACTCCCACCTATTCTAGAGTTCCAGAAATAGTTAAGTCATTAAACTATGTGCCAGTCGTTGGTAACTTTACAGCTTTCCCGGCTGAAGTATTAAGAAATGGTTTAAATACTTTGCAAAGAGCAATTAAAGAAATAGCAAGCAGTAACCCAGAGCTGCAAAAAGTTGGCGCACGAAGATTGGCTGGCGGCCTAACAACAACAGTTGGCATTCCGGCAGGGCTAACAGCAACAGCACTAAGCATGACTGGTGCTGACAAAGAACAACTCGATGCATACAAAAGATCTTTTGCTGCACCCTGGGAAAAAACAGCAACTATGATTCCAACAGGCACAGATGCACGAGGAAACATTACAGGATTGTATAACTTTAGTTATACCAATCCATATGATTACTTGCAAAAACCTTTTAAAGCAGTAATGAATGCTTATGCCAATGGTGAAAGAAACGAGGCTGGGCTAATGGATATTGCAACCAACGCATCCGTTGATATGGTGGGTGAGTTTGTTAATCCTTTCTTATCTCCAAGCATGGGCGCAAAAGCTTTGTATGAATCTACTCTAGTTGGTAAAACAGAAACCGGCAAAACTATTTATAACGAATCAGATATGCTAGGCGAGAAAATGGCAAAAGGGACACTGCATTTCTTTAATGCGGTGGCGCCAACAATCACACCTATAAGAGCCGAGATAGACGCAGATGGTGTTCAAATCGTGCCCAAAGATTTTGTTACAGCCGCAGCTTCATTAGCTACAGGTAAAGAAGGTTTAATCAGCCCAAGAGGGAAACCCATTGATGTTGCAGAAACAATGGTGTCAGCTTTTTCTGGTATTAAAGTTATTAAACCTCAAATTGATAGATCTCTTTACTATAAAGCAGCTGAAGCAAAAAGAGCTATTAGAGAAACAACCAATGAATTTAATAGATTGTTAAGATCTAATAACAGAAGAGACGCTGAAGATTTTATTCAGGGCTACATTAACACCAATGAAGATAGATATAATTCTTTAAGAACTCTTTACACAGCTATTGAGGATGCAAGAACTTTAGGTTTAAAAGAATTTGAAATTGAAGAACAATTAAAAATTGCAAAAGTTGCAAATAGAGATGATGTAATGCTTGGTTTATTTAATCCTATTCAACCTAATGAAGATGTTATTGACTTTGCAATTTCTGGAACAAAAAGAAAAGCAGCTCAACCAGTTCCTATTGGTGACCTTGGACTTTCTCAAATAGATCTAACAGGGCAAAGCCTTAAAGGACAATTCCAAGACCCAAGAAATCAACCTGTTGCTCCGCCGGTTAAAAGAGCAGCGGATGTATTAAGAGAAGAAGAGATAAATAAAATACTGACAGGAAGACCATAACTTGTACAACAAATATAGAGCGAAGAAAGTTAAGCTTGATGGCATAACTTTTGACAGCAAACTAGAAGCGGCCAGGTACACTCATCTTAAAGAACTAGAAGCAGATGGCATCATCTCTGACATAGAAGTGCATCCACCTTTTCCGTGTGTGGTCAATGATAAAAAGGTTTGTCTTTATAAGGCTGACTTTAGATACGTCAACAGCGAGGGTGAAATAGTGGTCGAGGATACAAAAGGAATCGAGACGCCTATGTTTAGATTGAAGAAGAAATTAGTAGAGGCACTGTACCCAGACACAGAAATACTCGTAATAAAAAAACCAAAAAGCTAGAAGGGTACTCCGGTTTCAACCCATGGTTTGATTTTAAGTATTGTGCCATTTAATAATCTCTTGATGTTGTCAGCTTTCTCTAACAGTTCTGTAGGAAACCCAGCGTTTACTACTTCAATTAATTCTTTGCTAGAATAAAAGTTCACATCAGCAGAGCTTTTGGCTTCTGGAACATTAACAAACTTAAACCCATCCTTTTCATACACCACTATATCTTTATCCTTCTCAACCATTACCGCGGGTATTAACTCTGGAATGTAGTTGTGTCGACCACAGCCTTTAAGCTGTCGATCATTGCTGATCTTTTTATCATGCTGATCACAATGCCAATGAGCATCTCCTTTTTCTATATCAATTTTTGCAAACCGACATGAGCGACAATGTATCTTTTCAGGCAATGCTCTACCTAAATAACAAGCCTGTTGCTTCGGAGTCATAAAACTACGAATGCGATAATCAGTCTCTGGTATATAATTTTCTGGTGGATCTTCTCTCGTAAGAATATCTTTAGCTTTATCCATCAAAGAATCGAACAGGATTTTATCATACTCAACTACTTCGGTATATAAGTCTGAGTTATTTTTATTATAAACAATAGCTATAGCGTGTTTAAAATTAAACAGGCCCATGTATAAATGTAATTGAGCAGCATATTCGTCTGACCATTCACAATAACTACCAAGCTTTTGTAAGTTTTTAAATCTATTATCGTTAGCTGTTTTAAATTCTAGAAGGTATGGGTTCTCTTTATCCATGCCTGGAAAGTTTCGACCTACGCCATCAATGTGGCCCTTAACATGTCCACCCAATGCTTCAGTCTCAAATTGTTTTCCATTGCTGTCAACGTCATATATGGAAGCCCCAGGGATCTTTCTTAACTTTTTAATCAAGTCATCTTCTACTACGTTGCCAAGATCTAACAAGCGAAGAACTCTAGGCTCCCAATCATTTGGCATGAGCCAGCGATAGCGCATCCAAACCAAACGTTGATTAGAATTACCAATGCCACTAATCCCTAAATAGAATCTCTTGTGTTGTTTCTCTTGCAATTCAACCTGGTCTAACAACTCATGTATCTTTGTCATAGAATTATCTCCTCGTTTTTCTTGGTTTTAATACCAATAACGTTCTCATACTTGCCTTGCTTTTGTAAAACAATCTCAGATATTGTATCAAACGCACCATTGTTTATCAGTTCCGCTGCCATCCATGGTTGTTTTGGGGATCCCCACTCAGTTGTAATCTTGTTCCATTTACGCACTGCCATGTTGTGAGCGGTAGGATGACCAAACATTAATGGCATTTTTCTGGGAAAGAATTCATTCTCAACTGTAAATACTACTTGACAATATTCACTGCCATTTTTTGATTTAACAACTGAAGCATAAATATCTGTAATGGGTTTTGCTTTTGGTATGGCTGCTTTCTTTTCGTCTGATAAAACAGCCTGCTTTTCTGCTTTGGTTCTCTTGGCAACCTCTCTTTCTTTTCTAGTCCACAAAGTTTTTGTTTGCTTAGATTCAAAAGGCTGACCGCACTCCATGCATTCTTTAGCCGATGGTGAGTTGATGGCACTGCAAGAAGAACAAATCTTTGGACGATATCTGCCTGGTATATTTGCTTCAGGTTCTACTTCATCCAAACATCCATGACGAGCAACGTTCTCTCCATAGTCAAGCAACAAACAATTAGTTTTATCATCATGAATTCTCATGCCTCTGCCACACATTTGCACATACAAACCAATGCTTTGTGTTGGCCTAAGTAATGCTATACAATCCGTTCTCGGGGCGTCCCAGCCTTCAGTTAGGACGCCAACATTACATAGGGCGTGGACCTTACCAGACTCAAAGTCTGAAAGTATCTCATCTCTTTCTGAGCTGGGCGTCTCACCCGTTACTACTGCTGCTTTGATGCCATACTGTTTTAAATACTGAGTCATCTTCTGGGCATGCAAGACTGACACACAAAAGAATACTGTAGCTGTCCGGCCTTTGCTGTAAGCATTGTCAATCCAATCACTCACAACCTCTACAATGGTTTCATCAACCATAGCTACTTGTTCTAATTCTTTTTCTCTGAAGTCTCCATTCTTAAACTTTAAACTTACAGAGCCTGCATCAATAATTGCTTTATCATTAACAGCATAAGCTGATAGCCTACATAAATATCCTTCTTTAATAAGCTCTGGTATTGAAACGCTGTAAGCCAAACCTTTAAAGAAATGATCTTTACGATCTCCATAAATATAACCTTGGCCCATGCGATAGGGCGTAGCAGTACAACCCATAACCTTCATATCGCCACGAGCAGAAAGCTCATTGATAATCTTTTGATACCTGGTATGAGAAGTGGGGGGAACGTTGTGGGCTTCATCAATAATCATGTAGTCAAACTTGCCAACCTTTTCTAATCTTTTGGGGGAAGCTAAGGTGTCGCGACTAGCAACTAAAATTTGAGCGTTATGTTGAAAGCGTTTCATTCCAGCAGCAAGCACACCCACTGGTGCGTCAGGCCAGACTGACTTGAGTTTGCTTTCAGCTTGAGCAACCAATTCTTTTCTATGAGCCATAACAATAAACCTAGCGTCAGGTTCTTTGGCTAATACTTCTTTAATGAAGTGAGAAAATATAATGGTCTTACCGGCTGCGGTAGGAAGCGCAATCAATGCATGTTCATTCGTTGGCTTGGTAGCAAACCAATGATGCAAAGAGTTTATTGCATCTCTTTGGTAGTATCGAAGTTTCAATGTATTATTTTCTTTTCGCTTGTTGTTTGTCTTAAAATAAATGCCAGCTCATCTGATTCATACTGATCAATGTTGTCTGTAATAACAGATGATATAAGATGCATTGCTTCAAATGGACTTTCTGAAAATTGAAAAGAAATGTCTACTGTAAATTTTAATAAAGTAAGAACTGCAGCCTTGGTATCTAGATCTTGTCTACTCCAATCATCAATGCAGATCGCAAGATCTTGCATAACTGTATCGCATGTTCTTTTATCTAAAGAATCGGAATGTTTGTTTTTTTCTTTCATTATTTATATTTAAATTTAATAAAGTTAGTTTAGCATCTTTTACCTTTTCATCTATTTCAGATGGCAAGCTATCAAATGTTTTATCTAAAGAGTCTAGTAAAGACTCCACCCTTGTGACCAAATCTTTGGCCTCTCTTACATCTATTGTCATATCTTTTTCTCCAAAAAAAGGTGAAGTGTTTTCGACAATGCCTACACTTCAAAGACACTA